CCATTTTCTTCACCAGTCGGAGGCTTTCTTCATTCTCGCTTCCCACCGGCACTATAATCTTTTCAACTTGACAAGTATTGAACGGGTAATCAAATATTGCCGCCAAATACTCAGGGGTTAAACGCCCATCTATTGCTATGTGACACCAAATGCTTTTATGATTCCAGTTCTCATAAATGACACCAGCCACCAGTTCTCCATCCCGTTCTAATCCTATTGCCTCTGAGCGTCCTTCAAAGTAACCACCCCTAATCCTTTTTGCTACCCATTGGCCCACTTCGGAGCCTTTGGTTATATTCCAGCCCATCCGGTTTGATATACAACGTCTGTTGCCGCCCACTCCAATTGAATACCTGAACTGCTGCTTTTAAGTTGTATGCCGCCGCAGTAACCCAATCCTGTAATGCCTTGCCAGTTGTTTGTGATCTGTAGCCCCGCGCCCCATAGCGCAGTATCCCAAACGCCTGTATCCCACAAACCTACGGTCGTAGGACTAAAGGACAGGCTTGCAGTCTGATCCGCTACGTTAAAGTCTGTATTCATGCCAACAAATACAGCAGGAGCGCCATCAGTAAAGATGCTAGGTCGTGCGCGGGTAAAGTATTTTTTAACGCCGCGTGACTCGTAGTAGTTAAATGCTTGCAACACGTTTGTTTGGATGTTGCTTGTGCCATCTATATAGGTAGAGTCCCACGCCTTACAAACAACGCCATTGCCGCCAAAATACGGATCATCGTTAAATGTTTCCCAACAATTAGCAGCCCAACCAGTAAAGTTGCACCATGATTTTGTAATGTTGTTCATCACCCATTGTTCTTGCTGGCCTTCGGCAACGGGTACATTTATCCACAAAGCGTTATTTTTAGCCGAATACAGTATTTCCCACCCAAAATTCGCGCCGTAATTGGTAGTTGCGGTAGTAATTGCTCCTTGTATTTTGTTACTCAAAGCTACGCGAGGATCAAGCCTGGAGCTTTGCAAAGCAGAAGCCAACGGCAGCAACCCATCAAGCGTAATTAACAGCAAGTCACCGGAATACTTCAACATACAACGATTGCCTACTGGACTGCCTAGTTTCCAAACGCCAGCTAAAGCCCATGTTGCTTCGCTTGACGGGTCTGTACCGCGCCACACTATGACTTCGCCGTTAGAGGTAACAAACACAAGGTTATCGTCAGCGCCATACCCCGCATCCAACGTCCAAGTATCAAGATCAACTAATGACCCACCATATTTGGCAATTTGACTCATATCCAATACTTGAGCCACGCCGCCAACCGCACCAGTTGGCAAATACCATGCTTTCAAGGTATCTTTTTGGATAAACCACACGCGGTTTTTAAACAATGAAATATTGCTAAGAGTTGTTGTAGTAACACCTGTGATAGCTATTGGCGAGGAAGAATCAGTAATGCTTGCCCACGTTGAATTATTGTAGAGCAACGGAGCATCTACCCCATTAACGCAATACAAGTAGCTTCCCGCGGCTGTGGTGACGTTTATATGCTCCCACTTGCTGTTAGTAAGCCCAGACTTAACAGCGGCTCCTACAGCGCCCTGTGTCGTTACGTCATATATAGAACCGCCAGCCCAAGCAAACAACTTTTCAACCGTTCCTGTTGAGTAATTGATTAGCGTCTGAACTTGCCCTGAAATGCCCGTAACCCAATTAACAAACCCGCCGCGCAACACAATGTTAGAAACAGACGGAAAAAAGTTAGTTAACTGAACCGCATCCATCGGCTCCATGTTGGCAATGGAATCGCGTGCATTCCAACCCCCAACGGGAGAAGGAATAGAGGCAACCCTTGCGGCAGTACCTTGAACGAGAGGACGCGCCACTAGTTCGCTCCGTAACCAGAATCAGGAATGTTATCGTAGCCAATTAGGACAGTTCCCGGACGCGGTGCAAAGCTCAAGTTTGCCGAGGACATATCAAGCGCCATAGCCGCTTCAAGCTCGGAAGCGTAATTCCGGTACATTGCGGTCGTATCAAAGCCTTTGCCCTCAAAGTATTTTAGCTTTGTGAACAACACCATTAGGCGAGAAGGGTAAATGCAGGTGTCGGTATCTGCCGTAAAACTGGTCTTTACAGTACCCGTAGAGCTTAACGCCCACCCGTTAGAACGGTACTCGTAGCCTAGAAGTTCAGCGTTAGAAAAGCCAGGCCATATCTGGAAATACGAACCAAGCAAACGCCAACGGACGCGAGGGCCGGTAGAAATATAGCCTGAGAGCAGCCACTCCCATTGCTGCGCGTCCTCTGGCCCTAACATTTCCCAATGCTTCGATTTGTCCCACATAGTACGAGGCACAAGGCTTTCGTAATCGCTAGGTAGGTCGTACTTCATCTTTTGGAAGTAAGCCGCAGCAGCAGTACCAGCCGCCGCAAAGTCTTGGTTTACCGTAACTTGGGTGGAGGAATCAACCGAGCTTATAAACGTATTCTGGTTGATGCCTGTGCCGGTCACCATGTATGTGGTGTCTAACCCTACGGTCGTAGGTATGCCGGTAATCGTCCTTGCCGCGGTAGTCCATGTTCCAGTTGTTGTCAGGAACTCGGTGCTAAACAACTTCTGTTTAGTCATCTCGCGCCAGTCAAACTTACGCAGCAGCTCGTATCCGCAAGCATTCATCAAAGCAAGAATTTGAATCACGTCCTGATTCGTGTTGCCTACTACCGAAGTAGGAGTAGAAACCCCTAATTCGTTTGTTACTTGCTGCACCAACTGGAGCATCGAACTCGACATAACTACACCTCTTTTTTGGGTCTGCCAGCCTTACGTTTTTCGCTCAACAGTTCTGCCATTTGAGCTTTTAATTCGTCTAGCTCGTTTCTAGTCTTAGCCAGCTCTGTAGAACTTTCCGTCTGATTCTTGCTGAGTAAGTAAGCCCTTGCTCTATCCCGCAAGCCCGTCCCGCCCATTCCAACCCTTTGCAATTGCCCGTCAGAAGCGGTAGCAACCTGCTCGACGGTCTGAAACTTGAGAATCTGCAATTCAGCCATCTGGTAATCGGTGAATTCCTCCGGCTGGTCTTTGTTCCAGTCTGGCAGGCTTGTACCTATTACGAGACCAGTATCAGACTTCATCTGGAAGTGCAGCCATTGACGCGGAAAACGCGCTTTATGATCTTCGCGGACAGGTTGATCTATCACGTTAGTTTTATCGCCAGGAACAATAATCCTTACAAAAGGCCGGTCTTTGTACGGGTCTTTTTCGTAGGTATAAAACTCAACGTGCAAGTGCTGATCTCCATTACCAACGTCGCTGTCTAGCATTTTCTTCTCCTGTGGGGATTAGGTTCGTGTACCGCTGAGGCTGTACCACTTTGTTGCAGATACCGCAAAAAATATGCTGCTGTAATTACTTGCAATTGAGGCCGACGTGGTTTGATTGATCGTCGATCCTGTGTCATACGGATAAACCTTGATCGTGTTAGCGCCAGAATTAGCAATAAATATTGTTTCTCCCATTTGTGTAGGAGGAAGCAATACGCCAGTTCCAGAAGCGGCGGTGTCAACAGAGTTATAAATCCGCGTCAATTGCAACGCATCAGTCCTTGTTGAACCCACCGCAGTCAACCCATCAACACCATCGCCGCAAATGGCAACGGTCATCAGGGGGGTTGCCCCTGCGCCCATTACCCTTGACGGAATAGTCATTACGCAGTCAGAACAGATGCCCAAGTTGTTGCACTAGTGGCAAACAAAATGACTGTTTTTGCCGTTGCTACAGTCAATGTTGACGCACCCGCGTTGATCGTTGAACCAGATTTTGGATAAATGGTAACCGTCTGACCGGAATCGTTACGGATGCCAATCATTGCGCCCACTTCGGTCGGAGGCAGAATAACGCCGGTGGATGCCGAGCTGGTGGTGATCGTGTTCCAAACCGCCGACAGTTGCAGCGCATCAGCAATCGTAGAACCAACAGCAACAAGGCCGGTTGCGCCATCGCCACAAATGCTTGTAGTCGAAAGCGGGGAGTTACCAGAAGCAAGAACGCGTGAGGGGATAGCCATTTTTTAAATCCTTTGTGTTAATGGAAAAGTCATGGCTTTCGCCATTGCGTACAACAAACCAGAACCGCAGACTTCTATTACTACATCTTCCTCCGCGAATTCTCGCGCTATGTTTTGGAAGTCTTTTACTTGCTGACACATCCACGGAGCCGCTTGGAACTTTTGCTCGTGAATTGTAGCCGTTATTATATTCTCACCGTCATTAGATTCCTGCTTATAAACGTGGTGTTTATCGTCGGAATAACTGGAGTCCATGCCAAACAGGTAAATCCTACGATGCCCCTTTAGCTTGGCAAGAATCATTGCCAGCATACCGACCGTGGTAAAACCGCCCATAAGGTGTACAGGACGGTCTTTCTCGTTCTCTAGGTACTCGTACACCCCTTCCGTCTGAACGTGGACTAGATCGACTTTAAAGCCTTCTAGCGCGTCAAATATACAGGGGTCGCATTGCGAGGCGATATAGAACTGGGTTTCCTTGCGCGGATGCTGCAAAAACCTGACGTTTTCAGGTCTTGCGTCCAGCATTACATGACCGTCTGGGACTATGCCCCGTTCTATCAACCAATCATAAGTGCCGTTCATTGACCAAACCCGAGCGCCATTCTGATACCTTGCCTTTAACTGAGGAAAGGACTCATCAAGGCTAGGCGCACCGCCAACAATACAAATACTTTCTTCGTTTGACTCCGTATCAAAATCAAACCAAGAAAGCTGCCTTTTGCAAGACAGCTCCACATTCCCAAGCATTACGCTTGGGAGTGTGTTTCCTACTACGTCTAATACTGCTTCAACCATTAGGTGATCTGGCCTTGCAGGTGAGGACGGTTAATCGTTACCGTAACCGTTGAAACGGTCGAGGCAATCGTGGTCAAGTTAGCCGAGCGAGCGCCAAGAATCTGGAGACCCGCAGAAGCAAGAACCTTGACCCGACCAGCAGTACCGGACAGGAACAAAGTAACTTGCGGCGTAACGGCAACTGCCGTTTTCTTGATCACCGCATTGCCGTCGATTTGATACCAGCCGAACGTGCCAGCCAGATTAGCCGACATAGCGACTGCTACGGGGCAAGCCTGATTACCAGTATTCGGAACAAGTACCGTTTGGTAGGTCGTTGAATTATACGAAACCAACGAACCGACCACCGTCGAAGCAACGCCAACCAGCAGGATAAACTCACCCTCGCCATAGGTCGGATCGTCAGCACGCACGATCTTACCGAGGACGTTCGGAGGCGTAGGAATGACTGAAGTCGTGCCACTCGAAACGCCGCCAGGTGAAGTTACCCCGGTGTCGATGTTTGCAATCTGAAGCAGACCGCTTTGATTCTCTACAATAGTGTAAGCCATGTTTTTTCTCCTTTAGGCGATCAACACGCCGCAGAATTGCGGCCCGCTGCTCGTCAAGTTACCGGCCCACCCGATGAGCTTCACGATTGCGTCCTGGTTCACCGCCTGACGCTCGCCACCAATCGGAACGAAATTACGGTCTGCGTGCGGCCTGAACATCATGTACTTCGTGTTCAAGAACCACATATGACTTGCCGTAGCAGCCGAACCGATACCACCGTCCAACACCACGTCAGAAGCCATCCCTGCGCCATAGTATTTCAGCGAGGCAAAACCAGCACCGGCAGTTGAATTACCGCTGTCAGAAATACGCTGGATCGACTGCAAGGACTGAAGATACAGACGGTAGAAAATATTGTCTGCAACGATCAAGTCTGGCTTATCGGTTCCGCGAATCAACTGCACAGCAAGCGAATCCATGTACTGCTGGATGTTGGAAGCAGTAACAGCAGCACCACCGTTCGTTACGCCCGAATAAGCTACGGACTGCCAGAACGTATATGTTGCGCGGTTAATACCACCGTAGGTTCCAGAGGTAGGCGCATCAGGAACGGCAGCGCCGAGGCCCGTGATGTTCTTTCCGCTGTTGCCGGTCCCGTCCAGATAAATATCCGAACCAATACGGTTAGCCAGTTGCGCTTCAGCCACATTCATACGACCGTCAAGCAGGTCAATGATGGCCTCTTTGCCGCTGTTTTGAATCATTTCCAGACCGCTAATCGAAACAGCCGATGCGTACTGGGTGATACCAAACTGCGCCGCCGAAATAGGGCTGTTTTGCGACACGTTAAGCACTTCATAGCCGCTATAGCTATTGGTGTTATTGGTCGTGCTGTCATTGTACATAATCTCTTGCAGGATTACGTTACCGCCGGAAAACGTCTTGACGTTCCCACGTTCCTTTAGCCTACGCAAGAGTGCGTTGTTATTTGTCCTAGCGTTACGTTTCGGCTCTTTATCCGAAACCTGCACATTCCTTTTATGTGCAGAGCAGACTATCTCATCGCAAGTTTTTCGCTTGCTTGGTGGCACTAATCTTTGCGCCATGACCTTTCGGCTTTCCAAGCTGCGCCAATCTACGTTTCAAGTTGCTTTCAGGTGATTGCGTAAAAGTTCCCGCCCTCGCCTTTGTCGCTAATCGTCCTCTGGCAATAGCATAAGGTGTTGGTTGAAACGAAACTTCATTTTCGTTTAACAACAAGCCTTGCGCCCTGTAATGCTTCATCCAAGACAACTCGCGCTCGCGTTTCTCAATCACCGAAACTCCTACTGGCATTGTTTCAAGCACCCGCATCTGAAACTGTCCAGCGTGATCGTTCCACGCTTCTTGCAACTTTGTAGAATTATGCTTTCCCGCTTTCAGCAAACTTCTATGCTCTCGCATTCGTTTACCCGGCTTACCCGATGTGCAACCTATGTAAGCCGCGCCGGTACTTGCATCCTCTAATCCGTATATTGTCACCATTTGGGATACCCCTCTGTGGTTGATACTTACGCTTCGCGCTCGTGGGACTCAGCTTCCGCTTTGTCCTAGTCGTTACACCTTCAGCAACCTTTTAACTTTGCCGCTTGGCTCGGTGTTGGCATCGCAGCTTTTCACCGAATTCACGAAGTTTTTTAACGTCTAAATTAAACGTTGTCCGCAAGCTCACCCGAGCGACTTTGAATGTTGGTCGCAATGATGTCACTAACAGAACTATTGGCAAATGCCATGATTTAGCTCCTTAAAAGTGAATTAAAGCCGGTCACTCATGCTGTCAAATTGCTCAGCAAGTAATGCCCGACGATCTTGCGCTTTGGATTGGGTCGCTGCTCCGGGTGTGGAACCTCGCACACTCACCGCTGCCGCCCTTGCAGCTTTCGCTGCCCTATCGGCTACAGTTCTTTTCGCCGCGTCTGCCGTAGCTTGTTGGCTTTGGTGGACGGTTTCAAAAAGACCTGCATCAAGGCGTATAGCTTTCTCATAAGCATCTTGCAAATCGGTCGCCACGCCACTCTGTAGGAGTTGGATCATGACAGGCCGCGCTTCTTCAAAATGCTCTGCTTTTTGGGAAAATTGATTTATCTCTCCCAACAAAACTTGGTTCTGTTGTTGTTCCTGCTGCTGCTTCCAGTTTTGTACCTCGCCACGAACCGAATTTAGCTCGTTTTGCAAAGCGTAAAACTGCGGATCAACAGGGGCTTGTTGTTGCAAGCCACCTACATCGCTTAAATTTATACCATAACTTTGCGCTAGTCTAGCAAAATATTGCTGCTTTTCATGGGGTTGGCTAGTTCGTAGGATATGGTCAGCCTCCATCAAAGCCTTAACCGCTTTAGGCGCGTCAATCCCCAGGCCGGTAATCGTCTGCATATACGGAGCGATTACCTCTTGCATCTGGTCGGCGTACTGCGCTTTGGACTTTAGCGGCTCGATGCCTGCCTTCATCTGTTCTTCGCGCTGGAAGGCGTATTCCTTTAGCCTATCGTCAGCACCTTGCCAGACTTCGTGATAATCCTTTTTCCAGCTTGCGGGGGGACGTTTCCAGACAGGTTCCTCAACCGGCTCTGTGGCTGCTGGAGCCGCTTCAGGAGCGGGTTTCGCATACTTGCCCGTATCGTCGCGTGCGCGTGCCGGTTCAGGAGCCGCTTCTACCTCGTCAAACTGCTGTGCGAGCAAATCACGGCGTGCATCTGCATTATCTACCGGAACAATCTCATTTAGGTCTGCCATTTTCCTACTCCCTGTGGGGGTTTAATTACGGGTAAAACGAATATCGTCGCGCAACTTGTTCAGTATCTTGTTTGCCTGCGAATGCGTCATGTTTGACAATTGCGCTTTCAATACGTCTTTACGGGTGTCCTGAACGGGTACAGGCTTGCTTTCCATACGCTCATTACCGACCTCAAAGCAGTTATGTTCCCTCAAATGCTCCCGGTGCTTGCTGCGGCTGGTAATCATGCTGCCATCAACCATAGACTGATACGGCTGAATGTCAGGCATAACGTAGTGGTGATCTGGCGTGTAATCACCCTTTTCTATCGCAACGCCATCAACGTAAATCCAGCTTTTTCTCATAGCAAGGCCAATACATCCTCGTCATCAAGTTCAATGTGCAATTCCATGATCCGTTGCACTCTGTCCAAATCCTCTAACATCCGGTCGTAATCTATTGCCGGCAATGTCGCTGCTCTGGTTTCCATGAACGGCGCGGCTATCTCCTCCGCAACGTCTGGCCTACCCTCTACAATCTTCTCAAACGCATAAACAATTTCTGCTTTACGGCGTGCCTTATCTGCAATTTCCTTTGCAAACTTCTTTTTAAGGTAATCTCCGTCATGGGTATCAAACTCAACGAGGGGCGTTACATAGTCCCAAGTCGCTTCTTCCCAAGTGCCGGTGTCCCAACCTCCATTCATTGCACAACTTCAACGCCGATAGCTTTACCGTCAGGGCCGCGAATAATCCGCTTCTTCGCAGTTGCGGCCGACATAACATTGTCCATTTTCTCCATCGTTGCGTTTTGCATATCGTTCATGTTTTGGTGCATTGCTGCTATAGTTTGCAAAGCGTTTTGCACATTATCGCCAAGCTCCGAGGCTATACGGTCACTTGCTGCCGTAGCTGCTTCAACCAAAGGCACATCCACGCCCGGATTTGCACCGATCCGCGCAACCAAGACCTTCGTCGCAGCCTCAAGTTCCGCTTTCCAACGGTTAAATTCATCTTCTTGCGCTGCGGTCTGCGCCTTCATCGCCATTTCGTGCTGCATTTTCTGATCTTCAATCTGAGCCTGCATCTGAGCCAGTTGCATCTCGGCCTGAATCTTGGACTGGTGCATTTGCCCATCGAGCTGCGCTTTCATCTGCGCTGCCTGAGCGTCTGCCTGCACCCGCATCTGGTCGGATTGTGCTGCGGCTTGCATCTTGGCCTGCTCTAGCTGCTGTTGAGCCTGGAGCTTCATCATCTCGGGATCAGGGCGCTGTTGCGGGTTCTGTTGGCTTGCAGCGGCTTTCTGCTTGATCTGCTCCAGCGCCACGTCTAGCGTGCCTTCAATGGCTTTGGCTTGCTTGAACCCGCCCACGCCAAACTTCATCAGTTCCACAAGCATAGGCACGAGTTCTGGTGATTGCTGGCCTACAGGTAAAGCCTCACGCATGAACGAGCCAAACGCGGTCAGAAACTCCACGCGGTCTTTCTTGTTCTGTTGTTGGTCAAGTTGGACCAGGCTGTCCGCGTCCACCTCAATTCGGAAGTTACGCAACGGACTATCTTGCAGCAGCATCAAGGCTTGCGGAACTAGAGCTTGATCTGCCTCGCTCATCTGTTCCGCAGCGGCGTATTCAAGAATTGTTTTAGGCTGGAACTTAGAGCAAATGACCTGCGCTTTTAGCCGAATAAGCTCGGAAGCAAACAGAGCTACTTCCTCCTGCATACTGCGAAGCCTCAGACCGGCATACTGACCTTTGATCTGCTGCGCGGTAGCGGTTTCGGAAGCGGCAGTCTGACCCCTAATAATGTCTGAAATGCCCGTAATCTCGTAAATCTGTCCTTTAATATCCTCTCGCGCCCGGTAGCATTGCAGCAAGGCGTTTGACAGTACATCTAGCGGCAGCAGGTCAATACTGCCCTTCAACCCGCCCTTTTCGCTAAACGCCATCCATTTGTCAACTGGGATTAATGCGTTATTCTCGCCTTCTGTCAACAGCCTTTGCAAGCTAGGTTGGCTGGCGTCATAAACACCTCTAACCCGCAGCGCTTTAACCAGCCCGTCAATGCGATCTGAAAGGATGTCTAGTTCGTTTGCTTGGTCCTGGTACAGGATGAAGTCAGGAACCGGAACAAGCGTGTCCGATGTCATCGTCGCATACAAAGGCGTGGCGCAAGGGAAAAAACCTTCTAACTCTAGCGGATCGTCGCGCTCATCAATCAGGGTAGGATTGTTCTTGGACAGCCAGTAGACCTTGCCGGTTTCCTTGTCCCACAGCTCGCATATCTTGGCGCGGGTGCGTTCTTTCGTGCTTTGCCCGTAATTGGTAAGCGTTTCGGGGCCAGAATCCAGCGCAATAGTCTTGGCGGTTTTCTCGCCAAATCGCTCGATTAGAGCTTCTCGGCTCATGTACACCCACCGCCAGACGCAGGTTACTTCTTCCCAAGTTCGAGCGACAGAATGCCCAAAATCCTTCCAATGAACGTAGTCGGTAGGGGCGCACTCGTACTCAATTTCTTCCTGGGGTTCCTCGCCAGCGGTGTAGTCCTCGCTTTCCGGAGCACCTTCAGGGGTTTGACCTTCGGCTGCCTCATTCTCTACGTCCTCCGTAACCTGCAAACCATCTTCAGGAATGTCCTGCTGCCGAACGTGCGGCTCGTACCGTACCCAAGCAACCCCGCGACCGCCGAGAAACCTATCCTCGACCGCGTGTTTCATGGTCGCCCGAAAATCAGGGTAATGCTCAATCTCAAAGTCTAGGGCGCGTTCAATAAGCTGCCCTGCCACCCGTCCTACGGGGTCATTATCGCCAAAACGCCGTTCAGCCACCGCTTTAGGCAGCTTGGCATAAACAGCAGGGATAAGCGTCTGGACGTTAGACCAAAGGATATTAAACTTGGCGGTTTCGTTCGTGTGCTGGCTGCGGTTGTCGTCGCGGTAACGCTTAACAATCTTAGTTGTCCGCGCCTCCCACTTCTTAAACTCGTTGTCATAGCTTGAAATGACGTTAAGCCATTTCTGTACGCCGGTGCTGGTCGGTTCCATTACTTTTCCTCTGCGAGTAGGTCAGGCGCGGCAACGCCGAGGGCTGCTGCTAATGCTGAGTTCCTGCGCCACGGATCGAAGGCGGCGAAGCGGGAACGAAAGTTGTCAGGATTGACAGATACATAATGCTGTCTTTCTGGGTACTCAGTAACGCCTTGTTTTAACAACCAATCGGGCGTTGGTTCTTGATTAGTAATAATTGCTGATTTATTTCTTTTAAATAATTCAGAAATTAACTCATCATCTGCTGAAACTTTTAATTCATCGTAAGGATTATTTAGTTTTGAAACTAATGCTTCGTCTCTAAAAACAGCCAATGGATATGAAGTACCGCCCGTATCTTTTAATGATGAATACATATTAGTTTCTGGTAAATAATTTGTTGCATAAATTCCGGGGCCTTGAGCACCTGTTCTTGATGGTTTAAATGTTGTTATATTTGGATTATTGCTACCATGTCCCCATCCAAACTCTGCACCCATAGCCGCCGCCCTTTGCGCTGGCGTATTGTCAGCAGGCAATCCCAGGCCATGCTGCTCAACAGGCAGGGCAGCGCGTTGTTGGGCTAGGCGTAGGGCTTCGTCTTGCGGGGCGGCGTTTAATGTCATCCCCGTTCTGCCCATGTAGTTTTCCATTCCTTGCATTACTTTTGGCGTTGCATACCGTCCAGCAGCCATTGCCGCACCTTTAGCCAACGGTGCAAACGGCAAAGCGCCAGTCAATATATCAGCGCCAATCAGGAAGTTTTCCGTTTCCTTAGACCTGCGCTCATAGTCCCTTGAACGCGGATCCATTACCGAAGTAGGGGGAGCCATGTTAGCTCTACCCTTTCTACCTTGTTCGGCAATGTTAGGGTTCATGGTTACCGGCCCTTCCATATCCTGCTGGTAGCGTAAAGCAGCGGCAAGTCGGTTAGCATCAGCCATTATTTATTCCGCGCCGAGATAGCACGCGCCTTTGCCTGTGCGTCCTCTTTACTTGAAGCGCCCCATGCCTTCAGAGCAAGCGCCAGACGGGTAGGATCGCCATTCTTTTCCATTGGCCCCGGCATATTACCCATCCTCGCAAGAAATGATGCTCTGCGCGGGTTATCGCCTGCCTTTACTGGTGCTTTAAGCGTCCCGCCTGTTTCAGCTTTATAACTAGCGCGACCAGCAGCATTCAGCCCGCCAGCAGGGTTCTTACCTTCTTTTCGTGTCCAGGCTGCGCTCATCGTGTGAATATAACGTCCCTGTTAACTTGGTCGGCTATCTTGTAACCCATAAACTTTAACCAAGTGATAGTTTCATCGTCGGTGTATCCGTATCGCTCGCCGTGGCCTTTAAGCTCAAGCGTAATCACAGGCCAACCCGCTTCAATCGTGGCTATCGCGCCTAGTAACGCCTCATGCTCTGATCCCTCTACGTCCAGTTGTAGAAAGTCGCAATCGGTAACGCCTAAGCTATCAATTGGTATTACCGCAAACTCGTTGCCTTCCTTGACCTGATGAGCGCCGATGTTGTCAGGATAAACCCTATCAATCGCCGCCCTGCCATGTATTCGACCGAATGCTGCGCGTCTGCTTACAATATTTCTTGCGTTGCAAGTGTTAGCTTCCAGCGCTTCGTAGTTATCCACATCCGGCTCGACCGTATAGACAGTTTTAAACCTCTGCGACAACGCCAACGGATAAACGCCGATATTGCCGCCAGCTTGTATAACTGTGCGAAAGTCTTTACACAAATCCAAGCTAACGCCTAGATCACCTACCTCGTCCAACAAAGCACCCAAGCAATGTTCGTCTGCCTCTGGCACAAAGTACCCTTTAGACGCACGCATACTGAACCCTCGTCTGCTCCCACGGTCTTGGTTTCCCGTGGAACACAATCACCTTGTCTTGTTCCCTAACGCCATGCTCCAGCACGTCAGACTTGAAACTGCACACGCCGTCTGTAATGTCCTGCCAATAAGTAACGGGTTCATTGCGTAGTGCGTGTTCAAGGTAGATTTGGTCACCTCCTTCGCAATACCGTTCGCCGGTCTTAAACTCATCGTAAAGGAACTCATGCGGCTTTGACCACCACATCAAACTAGATTGCATCGCCAAAGGGTTACGCTTACCCCTGTATATGTCGCGCATAATCACAAAGTCATGCGGCCTTGCTGCCTCTAGCATCTCGCTGCAATCGCCCACCAGAACCGTATCCAAATCCATGTACAACGCGCTTGGCAGCCTGAATAGCTCTAGCTTTGACCACCAGCCCTCCCATCCGTGAATTAGCGGGATAGTGGCGCAATCGAGCGTTAAATCGGTCAAACAAACAAAGTCCTCATTCGGCAAGTATTTAGCGCACATCGCCTGCAACGCATAAACATGAGCCGGTTTGAAGTCACCACCTGACTTTAGGACGCAAGCAATCACTTATTCACAGGCTTTGCAGTCTTTGCTGACTCACGGAATGCTTCAGCAGTCGGTGCGCCGGGGGTTCCAGGCTTACGCATTTTCTCGTTCGAACCCGCTTTTATGCGTTCCTGTTTAGCAAGAATGTTTGCATACAGTCCGGGCTTGTTCATACGCTGAATATGCCAATGGCAACAACAGTTGCGCCTGCTCCGGTAGTCACCGACCACGGGCCAGACGCCGAGGCCATATTCAGTTCAACCGAGTAAATGCCCGGAACAACCGTAGCGCCTCCGGTAAGAATCACAATGGAAGTGCTGCCATCAATGATGGTTACGCCTGCCGTAGTTGCAGTCACCACAGAAATAATGAGCCGGTGCAGATAATCACCTTTTGCGCCTGCTGTGCCTAGAACTTGCGCGGTAGTGCTGGCTGCTACGGTTTCATACGCATATCTATACGGATAACTGACGCCACTCATAGTCTTTTCCTTTTGTTAAATTGCTCGTGGGTTGCCCACATATCGTCCAAAGTGACCTCGTTACCGGGGCCAACTATCAGGGGTTTTACCCTATCCGGTGGCTTAACTGCGGGTTCCTGCCGCCAGACTATAGCCAACATCCGCATGGCATCGGCTGGATGACTGCACCAGTCATGCCGGGGAGTCTGTCTAAACGCTTTCTTGTCTTCGTCATATTCCCGCTGATACTGGCGCAGCGCTTCCATGCCTTCGTCGCAACGTTCAGCGTCAAACCATGTATTTGGTAGCATTTGGCGCACCGCTTGTATCCCGTCCTGAACGCTTAGATCAGGCACAATAGCTAGGTTGTTTATACCTAGATACTCAGCCATTTGCTCGATTATCGACTTGCCTTGCGCCGCTAGGGTCTTGGCGCGAGCGTCATGTGGGAGGTAATGCTTGCCGTAGTTGTAAGGTTTGCTTGTAATAACCGTTGCCAGTTCCGCTATGTTTGCGCCGCTGACCGCGTAGTAGTCAATAACGTGAATCTCGCCTCTAATGACCTGATAGAACCAAATAGCCGTATCATCGCGGTATCCCAAGTCCCAGGCGGTATGAACGGGTACTGCCGGCTGGTAGTCAACACGGCATATCCGACCTTGTTCTGCCGCCTCACGCATCTCAACCCCGTAAAACGCGCCGAGGATACTAGCCTCAAAGCTGCACTCATACTCTTGGTCGTACTGGTCTTTACTTAGTTGAGCGCGAGCTGCCGCCAACTCGCCATCAGGAAGCAATCCAGACTTACTGGCTGGCAGCTCCAGCAGGAACCACTCATCCCTAAGCCTAGCCGCGGTCTGCTTTATGTCCCAAAACTGGTTTTTACCTTTTGGAGTGCCGCCAAACACCGCCCATCCTTGCCGGTCGCTCAGGGAAGGCCGGATCACGTTACCCCAGACGCTAGGCTTAAAATCTCCATATTCGTCCATAAAAATTCCGTCAAATCCCAAACCACGCATGGCATCTGCGTTATCAGCGCCAAACAGTCTAACTTTTGACCCGTTAATCATATCCACGGTCAACTCTGACTCATTGGTGCTGGCTGCCGCAGTAGCCGAGAAGTGTTTAAGGTAGTCCCACGCCACGGATTTAGCCTGTGAGCGAAAGGGGGCTATGTAGGCAAATTGGGGCATGGGACTTTTACTTGTGACCGCTGCCCGGATAAGGTCGTTAATCGCCGCTACGGTCTTACCTGCCCGCCTGTGAGCCACAAGGCATGACCACCGCTTAGTACGGTTATGGAACGGCAGGAACGCCGGTCTTGGCTTGTAGGGTATGACGTGCAGCGTCACTCAAGCCACCGAAAGGTATGTTCTTGCGGCCCGCCCTCTGGCCCTGAGTTCTCGTGCCTTTGGGTTTCAGCCCACCGCATCTGCGCTTTAGTCCACCAGATCATGGCTGTGGTGTCCTGGCCCAATGTCGCTTTGTTGAACAATGATTTAGCCACCGCAGCTGAGGCTTGAGCTTTGCCTGTAGCAAGCTCAACCTCGTAATGCTTTCTAAGCGTTTCAGCAGCTATACCAATCAGCGCAGCAATCTGGTCTTGAGGCAAGCCGAGTCCTGAAGCACTCTGAGCTTGCTGCCTTGTTTTTGCTGTTGGTTGGTGCGGTTTAAATCTCATTGTTTTTAAGGAAAAGGAATTATGCCGCTTTCTTCAATGAAATGAAAGGCTTACCATTTGCTTCTAGCGTTGCTGTCTGTCCTGTGAATTCTTGCCACCTTTGGACGATTACATCGCAGTACTTGGGGTCTAGTTCCATGCTGCGGTTGATGCGGCCTGTTTTCTCGCAGGCTATTAGGGTAGAGCCGGAGCCACCGAATAGGTCGAGGACAATGCAATTAGCAACGCTGCTGTTTTCAATAGCCCTTTGACACAATTCAACGGGCTTCATTGTTGGGTGAGTCTTGGCGTCTTTTGTCCGATCACAGTTCCAAAGCGTTGTTTGCTTCCTGTCTTTTACTCTAACTCGACCGCTACCTTCCTTCCATCCATAAAGACAAGGTTCATTTTGCGAATGATAATCCCCCTGCGACATGGTTAAGGTTGGTTTTACCCATTGAATAGTAGATGGACGGGCTTGATGAAAGCCAGCAGATCGAAAAGCACTAATAAACTCTAAAGCTGTTATGTCGGCGTGCCACACATAAACATTGCTTCCGGGGTGAAGAACAGAATAAGCGCAAACAAAAGCGTCATGCAAAAACTCTTGTAACTTTGCGTCTTTCAAATGATCGTTTGGAACACCCTCGTAATCCACGCCATAAGGCGGGTCTGTGTGAAGCATATTTGCTTGTTCCCCATCCATCAGCCTCTCAACCGCATCAATGCTTGTCGAGTCCCCGCACATCACCCGATGCTTGCCTAGCAGCCAAACGTCCCCCAAGACGGTCACAGGGGCTTCAGGAACGTCCGGTACAGCATCCTCGTCTGTCAGCCCCTCCGTCCCTGTCGGAGCCAGCAACGCCTCAATCTCGTCGGTGCTGAAGCCCGTCAGGTCTAGATCGAAACCCATGTCCTTCAGATCGGTAAGCTCCACCGCCAGCATTTCATCGTCCCAACCCGCATTTAAAGCTAGCTTGTTATCTGCAATAACGTAGGCTTTCTTTTGCGCTTCTGTCAGGTGAGTCAGTCTGATGCTAGGAACGTCAGTAATCGCTAACTTCCGCGCCGCCATTACCCGTCCATGCCCTGCAATGATGCTTCCGGTCTCGTCAATCAAAACGGGATTGGTGAAGCCAAATTCTTTAATGCTTGCGGCTATTTGCGCAATTTGATTTTCAGAGTGAGTGCGGCTATTCCTGGCATACGGAATCAGCTTGTCAATCTTAACTTGTTCAATGTTCATTTTTTATTTGGCATCTGCTGCATCGCCGCTGCCAACCGTTTACCTTTGTCAGCTTGGTTAAAGTCTTTGGCCACGTTTACAGGAACGCCAACCTTTTTTGCAAACTTGGGGTCATGTGCGGCTGCTGCCATCAATCTAGCTTGCGCTGGTGAAGTGGAAGGCATTATTTAAGATTCTTCAGCTTGTAGCAGGTCGAATCAAGCAATTCTGCTATCTCATCAATAATGTTCTGGAGCTGTGTATCTTCTGGCAGCACTTTGCGAATCTTCTCCACAAAGTCTTTGAGCTGCTCAATGTACGGCAAAGGCTTCTTAGCTATGTGGTAATCAGAAGGATAGTCAGCGATCACTTCATAACACCCTTGATAGGCTTCAGCCCACCGATCTGTCAGGTCAATGATGTTTTCGTAATACCGCTGCAACGCCTTATGCTCGGAATAGCTCTTGGTTTGCAAATGCATAAAGTGAGCATTTGTCCCGCTATGGAACATCACCGCCACAAAGGTCGCTGCGTTTTTGCTATCCATTAGAAGCTCCGAGGGCTAAAGGTATGCTGGCTGCTACCAGCCCCCGGCGCAAACGTGCGTTGGTCATCAACGTCACGGCCAGCACATTCACCGAAGGGGGAGGACGGTGAGTTCGAGAATTATACATTTTTTAAGATTAAACTTCAATTTTTTCAATGTCAATCGGTATTTTTTGCTTCCAAAGTCGTTTATATTCCGCTTCTAAGGTTTGGTAATGCAACGCTAAAGTACCCGCCGCAATCATCGCCGCTTGAAAATCCTTCTTGTGATCGTTGTCCAACATGGCTTTGTTCCGGTTGTAAAGCAAACTAGTAATTTCTGCTCTATCAGTCATACCATCCCCCTTAATTGTTTAGATTGCGCCGCCATTGTTTTAACCGTAACGATAACCCCCTCGATATCCCGCACGACTGCCCTGCAACCCAACCAGGAGCTAGCCCACGCGGTTTGCAGCGGGTTCTCCTTACCTCTACCTGCCTTGACCTCAACTAGCCAAGTAATACCCCCAAGCGAAACCATAATGTCTGGAACGCCTTTGCCGAGGGCAGCTAGGGACTGGACAGAGCATCCCAACTTGCGGAATGCGTCTACTATTTCCGTCTGATTTGCGTCTATTTTGGCAGCGCGGCGCATAGTTTTTTGACCTCCTCCAACAAGTAAAGTTCTGTCCCATATCTAGCCTCAAACCTCCGTTGCGATTGGTCACGGCTAACTACCTCATCATTTCTTCCAGACCTGTGATGTTGCTGGCACAAAGGTAATACAAACATCTCACCCCGCCTACGCCCTCCTGAAAGCATATGGTGGATTTCGGCTGGACTATTTATCTGTAAATCTAGTTTGCAAACAATACACCCAAAGTCACGGAGCTTTGCTTGCCAAGCCGCTTCTGCTTTGTTCATACGCCTTTGCCCTCCTTTTAGCGTTTATCTCTGTTTTGTGCTTTTGCCGGTAACGCAAGTTTTGTTGCGCCACCTTGCGAGGGTTTGCGATGCGCCAAAGACGGATCATGAGTGAGCTCCCCGCCGACTGCTCATTTCAGGAGTTACCAATTTATGCCACCGCAGATGGCACTTAACACAAAGCAGCGCAACAGGCCATTTGTCGGCTTCATCACCAAAAATATGAAATGGAGCCCAATGGTGAACTTCTGCCCCATCAGCGCCACAAACGCAGCATTGCCTATAATCTACAATTTTCGGGATATATTCGGGCAAATCCTCCCAGTCTTCTATCTCCGACCGTTTTATAAATCTGCCCATGCATTTATTGTCACAAACAGATTTAACGACCCAAGACCCACTAGCGGTTTTGAGCTTAAATAACGTGATTGAGTGATTACATTGACTGCACCCACGAACTAAAATGTCGTGCTTGCTCATGCTTGCATTTCAATTTGCATCTTGACCGCGCACAAACGCTGGTTTCCCATCTTCATCAACCACCACATTACCGGCAGCACCGCACGAAAAACAATGAAACGTCCTCGTTAAATTATTCACCACCATGCTCGGCGTTTTTTCTTTGTGAAACGGACAAAGCATTTTTATCTTTTCAAACATATTGACCTCCTTTTAAGAAAACGTGTTTCATGTTGTTACTCCTTTTTGTGCCGGTATTTTTATACCCGCGTGATGACTCGCTGCATTCAACCATTCCAGCCACTCCGAAAACCGCTTTTTACCGTACCTGCTCGTCCTTCTGCCTAACATCACTACCCCGCCCTCAAGCCCTGGCGCAAGTCTGGGTGCTGTTTCGCCCTCAAAGGTCGCAGTCAGTACATTTTTCCAATCTTCGTCGGTTAGCCAGCACATAACCCCGTTAACAGGCCATTGCTTTTGTTCAGCCCAAGCTCGCAAAATAGGCCATTGCAAAGCGTTTTGCCCTGCGTTTCTCCGTTCCTCGCAAACTGGGCATAAAGTTACAAAGGCGATTGTCATTTCAATAATCTCCATGCTGTTTCTGCCACTCTTGGAACTTGTCCGTTTCCAATGGCTTTAAGTCTGTCCATTCTAGCGGCCACCCCATTAGCTACACGAGGAACGGCATCTTCCCAGCTACCATTTTTCCAAGCCGTTTTGCCGTAGTGTGCCAAAAGTCGTGACAATGCTTGCATAGTGTCTGAATATTCTCGGGTTTGTTGTAAGTCTTGTTTTGGTCTATGTGGTGCGCTTGTAATGCTTTCACATAACCGCACGCCTCGCATTTCTTCTTCAAGTGCTTTCGCGCACGCCATGAATAACCGTGCTTCGTCAAATCGATGCGCGTGTTCGCACAATTTAGCGAGCAAAATCGCCGCCTCTGAAATGCCGACAAATCTTCCAATCTCCCGTTGAATCTCTTGCGCTGCATGACCGTACCGCAACACTCGCATAACTTCGTTTTTTCTGCCTTGCGCTCCATTATTCATCCCCATAAACCAAAAACACATTTTAACATGGCTTATGGGTTGTATGGAACTCCATTCATCAGGCCAGCCCATCATTTTTTCAACCCACGTTGGGTTCAGTTGGCCAGAGTTTTGATCCACCGATTGACTCAGCATTATTTGTTTCCCTATTGCAATCCGGCGTTGAATTGAAGGATTGCTCATATTCCCCCGATCCCGATTGTCGGATGCTGTAGGTGTTGGAAACCTCCGCAGCGCCACCGTTGCTGCTAATGTTGGCGTGTTTCTGAGGAATTTCGATGGAGATGCTGCTTCCTTTGCATTGTGTGCTGTTGGCGTTGGCCAATTTTCCATGCGTTTCTTGAGTGCCTTCCGACTGTTGCTCCCTCCGTCTAATCCCCCTGTCGTTGGCGTGTGGAAAAAAGTTTCGTCGTTCGGCTCTGATCCAAATTCGCTCTCTAAGATGGGGCGCACCAACGTCTGCCGCTGATACAACTCCCCACTTTGCATCAAACCCCAGCGCGGCAAGGTCACAGAGGACGGTTTCAAGTCCTCGAATAGTGAGCATTGCGCTGTTTTCAATGAATGCGTACTGGGGTCGTACCTCCCCAATAATCCTTGCCATGTGTTTCCACATTCCTGATTTGCTTCCGGTAATGCCTGCGCCTCTACCTGCTGAGCTGATGTCCTGGCAAGGAAAACCTCCCGATACGACTTGCACAATTCCTCGCCACGGCTTTCCGTCAAAAGTTTGAACGTCATCCCAAATCGGAAAAGGCGGGAGAATGCCGTCATTTTGTCTTGCGACAAGTACGCTTGCGGGATAGGGTTCCCACTCAACTGCACAGACGGTTCGCCAACCGAGCAGTTTTCCCCCGAGTATGCCTCCTCCAGCGCCCGCGAAAAGAGCCAGCTCATTCATACCCCCTCAAACATTTCTTGTTGACCCTGCGGAATTGAATACTTCGCAACCCGCTTACCAGACGGTACGGTAATCATTTCAACCCTGACCGGATGTCCCTGTTTAATCAATTCCCCGCACCTTTGACTTAGCGCATACACCCCATAACGGCTCAAAGCATCTGCAACTGTCAGACTTTCGCCACGCCTCATTGCCTCCAAAAGCTGCTCGCATTGGTTCATTTTTCTTCCCCCAAAAAGTTAACAACGTCTAAAGCTGTGGATAACTTTAACGATTTCAAAACGCTTGGCAGTAACTTAGGTTCTGTTTTTTTAATGCCGACCAACGTCATTGCTTTTGACTGCACACCACAATTCTCCAAACACCTAACCCAATCTTCAACCCTGTTGGCGGGGTTCATCGCTTGTCCCAACACGTTCCGCACATCTTTCCCTGATTTGTTTCCGTAAAGCCGCGCAGGATACCCCCGCAAACGCAACAGGACAGCTTTGGCGGGGTGAACGAGGGCTTCCCTTGCCCTACCCCTTGCTTAACCTCGAAAAGCCCGCTCCAACCGTTTTCGACGCTTTGCGTGATTATTGCGGCAATGTCTTTTCCTTCAGCTTTCCAGCGTTCGAGTTTATTGATGGCGGCGGTTTGAGCTGTTGCGGTTAAAGGTTTGCGCGATTCTTTCCGGTGCTGCGTGTAGGTTTGCCAGCTTGGAGGAAGCCAATCCGGTGCTTCAGCACCTGCGGGTTTGACTTTAGGTTTATCTTGGTTATTGGTTATTGGTTGTTGGTTAATGGTTATTGGTTGGTTGCACGTCTGTTGAACGTCTGTTGAACGGACGTTGAACGTCTGTTGAACGGACGTATTGAGTGGCAATAGGGGGGCAATAGGGAGGGTATTACCTTTCAAGTCCACTTGAAGTCCACTTGAAGTACCGTTGCTTCTACGTTCAGCCGAAACTTTACCGGCCTTAGAAGCCTTATCAACTTTGCCTTTAAAATGGGCTATTTCTTTATCCGCACGTTTGTTAATAAACCCTGCTTCTGTGCGGGTAAAAAATTCATTGATAACAATTTCAACTTCTTTTTCGTAATCGCGCATCCCGATTAAACGGGCAGCAGCAGATAAATCCAACGGGATCGGCAGCTCGGACAAGTAATACTTGTCAAGCAATCGCCTGTAGGCGCAATCTTCAACTGGGTTCAGGTGGCTGGCGTGACTTGAATAGTCGCCAATATGAAACGTGTAATAGTGCATTTTTCGCTCCTCTATAAGCATTATCTGGTCGGGTAGCCTTGATAGAGCAAGGCAGGCGCGATCAACGCCGTTCCCCGGTTGCAGCCGCATTTCTGCGGTAAAAACAGTCTACGTCTTGTACACGGATGAATCAACCAATAGTTTTTGCTCTGTCAGCACCTGAAGCCGGTAAGCCTGTCCTCTAGGGACAGCTCCTTTCTTGACCCAGTACGCCACGGCCTGGACCGAGATATTAAGAGCCTGCGCCAATTGACGCCGGCCACCGAAGAAATCTACCGCTGTTTGTGTTTTCATGTTGTCAATATAGCATAACAAAATATATTTGCAAATACTTTAAATAACGCTTGACAAAGTAATTGACAAATAATATTGTGGTTTCAGACGCACCGCCGGTGTGGAAACAGGAGATAAACATGAGTACACAGAACGAAGCCCACGGTGATGAAGATTGGAAAAAACCCGCTGACGAAACAGCGGTTGCCGAATGTGTGACCGAGATTGTTGAAGATGCCAATCTTCTTGCGGAATACATCATTCCCGAACACGCGTTCATAGCGGAGGATTTGGCAAACTTGATGCAAGCGGTGGACGGTGCTTGTGTCGGAAATCCTTTGTACATTGCCAAACTGATCCGCGCCGCCAGCGACTTGCAAAAAACGCTTAAGCGTGAAGCGCAAGACTACGCGCAGGATATGGCCGACGAAAGGATGGACGCATGAGTGACATCATTAGTTATGCCTGCGCCATTGGTGCAGTTATCTGTTGGTCAATCTTAATTTGGGGGAGCAAATGAATAAATCAGAAAGCATTAAGGAGTTGGCAACAGCTCTGGCAAAAGCGCAGGGGGAAATGAAAAACCCTTCCTTTGACTCTACAAACCCGCATTTCAAATCGCAGTATGCAAGCCTTGCGGCAGTCCGCAATGCAACCGTACCCATTTTGGCTAAGTTTGGCATCAGCGTTATCCAACCTCTCACGGCTACTGAACGCGGCGTGTCCTGCGCCGTTATCCTTTTGCACTCCAGCGGCGAATGGATAGAGTTTGCTGGCCTTGAAATACCCGTTAGCAAAGGTGACGCGCAAGGCATGGTTTCTGCCGCCACTTACGCCAAACGCACGACTTTGCAAGCCTGCTTGGTAGTGGTTGGCGATGCGGATGACGATGGCAACGCGGCTACCGTTGCAAAGCCGAGTTTGGTTAAAAAAATGGACGGGGTTGAAAAAACCCTGCTGGTAATTGGGGTTGCGCCTACCTTAAAAGACCTGCAAACGGTTTTTACGGACGCTTACAAGGCAGCGCAGGCCGCAGATGACAAAGCAGCCATGACCATCATTACTGCTGCCAAAAACAAACGCAAGGAACAGCTCCAGCCAAAAGACGCATTTGTTGCGGAAATGGAGGCAAACCAATGAAGGTTATTACCGCAGAGCAGGGTAGTCCTGAATGGCTTGCAGCTCGCGCAGGAAAGGTGACCGCCAGCATGATCTCAAATGTATTGGCAAAGCCTGAAACCGCGGCTTACAGGGATTATCAAGCGCAGATCGTCGCGGAATTGCTTACCGGCAAACCACAAGGCAGCGATTTTACCAACGCCGCTATGGAGTTTGGGACAGAGCAAGAACCGTTCGCCAGAAGCGCCTACGAGGTTTCTAGAGGCATCATGGTCGATGAGGTGGGCTTAGTCCTACACCCGACTATTGACCGCGCTGGAGCCAGTCCTGACGGGCTGGTGGGTAGCGATGGGCTGGTAGAAATTAAATGCCCAAAGGTTGCTACGCACTTGTCCTATATCTGCGCCGGTGTAGTCCCAACAAAGTACAAAAACCAAATGCTTTGGCAAATGGCTTGTACGGAACGGCAATTCTGCGATTTTGTTAGCTTTAGACCTGACTTGCCCGAACATTTGCAATTGTTTGTAGTTGAATTCAAACGTGACGAAGCAAAAATTAAAGAACTTACTACCGCCGTCAATTCGTTTTTGGCACAAGTTGATGAAATGCTCACTAAATTAAAAGGAATTAAATAATGGATTACAAAAAACCGTTTGAAATACGCGAGCTGTCCGGTTCTTTGTTTAAGAACCCAAAACAAACTAATGAAAAAGCACCGCAGATGACCGGTTCCTGCCTTATTGGCGGGGTTGAATACTGGGTTTCGGCCTGGACGCGGGAGGGCGAAAAAGGGCGCTGGCAATCTTTGGCTTTTACCAAAAAAGATGAGAAACCCCAAACGCAAAAAGACGAAAGCATACCGTTTTGAGCATCAAAGAGTACGCAGTCCTACACAAAGTGTCCGAATCCACCGCCCGTAATCGTCTTGAGGCTTTAGTCAAGGAGGGCAAGATGACGCGGGTGGAAGGTGTGCGGATGCTACCTAACGGCGGTCGGACTAAGACCATCAATTATCAGGAGGTGGAAAGTGTCTAGCGAATACAACAAGCGCAAAAGAGAAGCGGCTATTCAGTATTTAAAAGATAGAAATAAACACTTATTAACTACTGGTTACGTTCCTACCGATTCGGCACATACCAACGTCCTAGAAACCATGAAAAAGTATGTGGAGGAAATGAAGGAAGAAGGGAAATGAGTAATTTAGACAAAGTGTTTGAACGAAACAGAGTTACAAAGCTAGGTATTGACGCAATGATCACTAATTATTTGCGGCTTGAGCGCGAGAACGCCGCCCTGCGGGAGGAGTTGAAAGATTGTTCCGCTGCATTTGACAAGCAGCAAGAAATGTTAGACAGGAACGCGGAGCAAATCGCCACCCTGCGGGATGCTCTGTCGCAGTTGATTGAGGTGCATGACTCTATGGGTGGGATGTGCAGCCCAGAGCGCATTCTCGCAGAGGAAGCACTCTTGGGGAAAACGCAATCAGAGTACATCTGCACTTGCGGCATAAGAGTGACACCCCACAAGTGTTCTACAAATAATGGTTTTTAGGGAGGAAAATAAATGGAATACGAAAACATTGAAAAAGTAAAACGGCTAGATTTTGACCGGCTTGATATGCTTGTTAGTGAGCGTATCGGTGCGCTTAAACTTTTAGCGCAAGGCATGACGGAGCGTGAAGTAAACGACGCTATTTGCCGTGACCTGATATTGCCTTGCGTGTACATCTTGGCACAGTTTCTTGAATCTGTGAAGATTGGGGAAAACAACGATGAATAAAGACGAAACAGACGCAATGGTGGAGGCGCACCGTGAGGCATCATGGCGGCATGGGTTCCTATGCGGGTTCGCGTGGGCTGCGCTGGCGGTGATCCTTGCTGCGGGTATCTGTGCAGTATGGGTGACAGCGCATCAACCTGCGAAGGTAGACATCCTCAAACTGGAGAAGAAGAAATGATGCTGCTAGGCGAAACACCGTACACACCTTGTTACGTTCGCAACGAGTTTTTGTTTAACGAGCAAAAAGGTTTTGGTGCATTTACGCCAGCAGTAGTCTTTGCATTTCGCGCTGAACCTGCTCGTGTCCCCATGTTCCAGGTCATGCTTGAGTCAGGGGCGCAATGGGCTAGAGTACCCATACACATGATTTGCAGCAAACCTTGCGAGTCTTTGCCTATTGAACAAGTTTGCTGGTGGGATAGCTACGGCTATGAATTCTCCGTAGTTGCTCTGCCGTTCCTCAAAAACCATGCCGTTACAGCTCTAGGCCGGGATAAGGTTATCCGCAAAGGAAACTATCTGTTTACCGTGGATTGGATGAAAACAGGCTACAGCGAGATATCTGACCAGCACAAAAACCACCATATTATTGCGCTGGAATCAGGACAATGGATTGCTTACCCGAACAACCGCTTAATTTGGCACGACGAGTCTTGGATAACACCCGCGCCCAATAAAGAATGGCAAACGCCTACGCATAATTATTTTGTTGAAGGCCGTTAGGCGTAAGGTCTTGTCCCAGTTTTGTCAATAATTAACGCAGTCTTGCGGGGGGTAACACCCTCAGACGGTATTGAAAGATGCGTCCAGCGATTATGCTCGCGTATCACTTGGTCGTAATCTAGATCACTTGCAATGATTGCTTTAACCACTTCATCCGGTGTCATGCCAGGAACCCGTATGTCAGCGGCGCATCCAGTCCGGTGCTGGCTAGAGTCCTTACTACCCACGGCATCATTGACCGCTTTTGACCTAAAAGCTGAGTTTATAAGGATATTACGGTCATCTAGTACCGACCTTACAACCTCCAAAAACTCAGCTAACCGAACAAGATTAGCCAACTCCTTATCCGTAGGCGTGTTGTCAAACTCACGATGGTCTGTATGGGTAAGTTCCTCTAGGGAGAAATGCTCACTTAACTGCATTTTTCTTCTCCATCATTTTCTTTCTTGCAGGATGGTTATCACCAGACAGTCGTTTCCTGTCATGGTTATATCGGCCTTTCTGCATCATGTCATTAGAGTTGTCTTTGGGCGTACCGAGGAAAAGATGGTTAGGATTAAAACATTTTCTAACATCGCAGGTATGGCAAACAAACATTCCTTTAGGTACTTGCCCACGAAACAATTGGTAAGAGTATTTGTGCGCCGTGAATACACCGCTTTTAACTGAGCCAAATTGACCGTATCCAGTTTGTTTGAATATAGCGCCATCCCATATCCAACAATCATTTGGTTTTGCATCTTTATCTAAATGAGCAAGAAAACGGCAATCATTGCTACACCACTTCCCCATAGAACCAGTTGGGGTAAATGATTTTTTGCATGACTGGCATAGCCGTTCTTTGTAGATCATCGACTTGCTTCCCCGCCTTTTACCTTTTCAACAGACCGCATTGCACCAAGACCAAGCAACCCCATTAAAATCTGCATGGTTAAATTGGTGTCAATAACAGGAAATTCTCCGCTATACCCAACAAAAACTTTTGCAACAAATCTGATTATTGGTTCAATGACTGCAACATAACCCAACGCGGCAGCGCAAACCCAACCAACAAACGGCCTCCATCCAGCTACAAACCAATTTGTTGATTTTGCTTCTTCAATGTTAGTTTGAATTTGCAGCTTTGCTATATCCGTTGCCGCAGCAAGTTGAGCAAGTTCACCGTTCTGCTGCATCTCTAATAGTTTTAACTTGGCAGACTCAGCAGCCGCTGGGTCGGGGAAGAACTTGTCGATCATCTTGCTACCGATGTCTAGCAACGCACCTATAGGAAACATTATTTCTTCCTTCCTAACAAAGTTTCAACCAGCACATCAATTTCTGTTGTATCCGCAGTACCCATCCAATTCGCCCTATTGTTGCGGATGATGATTAGTTTTTCCAAAGAGCAGGAAGGGCCGACTTTCTTTAGCCACGTTAGTGCTGCTCTTTCCCGTTCTACTGAGTTGTTGGTGGATAGTGCAATTAGCTTGAAGTCTGAAACCAAACAGGGCTGCTCCGCACTTCCAGCACAAAGACTCAGGAGGAAGATAAGAAGCCATGTCCGTTTCACTTCGCCATTTCGGTACTTGCGGCATTAAGACGAACTTTGATTGCATTGACATCTTCAGGTTGCACTTTGAAACCAGCGGTTATGTACCCGGCAAACGCGCCTACTTCGGGCGGTATAGACCCACGGCACACATACGTTGCACCTTGCTTGGCTTCCCACTCCGTAGTCTTGCCTGACACTTCCAGTTTGCCGCACATTACCTCGCCATTCAACATGGCTACCATAGCCGCGTTGCGCTCAGAACTAGCTGAAAACAGACTGCTCATACTGCCATCAATACTCTTATCTCTACCCTCTTTGCCAATAGCCAGAACGGTCACACGGCTATTAACGACAAGGTTCGCTTTATAGACAACCACACTTACTGCATCCGTGTCTTTCTGAAGCGCAGCGGCAATGGGCAGTAGCTTCTCCTGTTCTTTCAGGGTCGGCATATGCTCTGCCGTAGTAATAGCGTGGAGGATGACCTGCCTTGAGTCCCATGCAAAGTACCCAAGAAAAAACAGACTAGCTAGGATTACCACTGCAACAAGTTTAAACGGCGTGTCTACCCACTTGATGAGTTCGATACCTTTGTCTAGGTACGTCCCATCTTTGGGGTTGATCGTCCCCTTTCTGGGGGTGACCTTTTTAACCACCCGTTTCTTGGCGGTAGCCATCAATGCACCTTCAATACCAGCGATACGAGCAGCATGATGATTGCACCCGCAACACCTAAAAAGATGTGTTCCATCCGCTTGATACGCAAAATAGTCTCTTTCCACCGTTCGGCACAGACGGCTTCGTGAGACATAAACCTAGCCTCTAACTCAGTCACGGCATCTCAACCCAAGCCAGCGTTGCTTCATCCCATGTGTAGCGTTTATCGTCCACAGGCATTGGAGTCGGCGCAGTCCACTGGCAAGTCTCTTCGACTAAAGTCCAGCTTGGGAAAGGTTGTGGCGGGATAAAGGCATCGCGTCCAGCATCGTAAGTAAAACCGATACCGGCGTAGTTTTTACGCAAAGGTACACCGCCATCAGGTTGACCGTCTTTGCCGTAGTGGACTCCACCATTTGTGTTATAGGAGGTCTGCACCCAACCTGACCCAAACATACCGGAGTCGATTACGTCCTGATCCGCAACGATGACTTGGGTAACTACGCCGCCTTCAACTTTAGCAAAGTGACTCAAAATGTGATGCTCCCTGATCCTGTCCATTTATAAACACGATACCCACCGGCTACCGTAATTGTTGGTGAACCAGTCGTAGAAGATGCAGCTCCAAATGTATCAACATAACGTAATATTACTATGCCTGAACCACCCGCCCCTGCCGAAGCAGAAATTCCGCTGCCGCCGCCACCGCCGCCTGTGTTGGCAGTTCCAGCCGCGCCAATAGTTACGCTTCCATCTCCAGCACCGCCTATTAAACCAGATGCAGTCGGATACGTTCCTCCAGTTGTAGCCCCGCCGCCATTAGCCTCTCCTGAGCCACCACCACCAGAATACGATGTGCTAGTGCCAGAAATACTTGAAAGACTCCCATTTGCTCCTTTCCCACTAGCACTAGTCGTTCCATCTTGGCCTACTGATCCTGCGCCACCGCCACCGCCCGTACCATAAACACCGCCGCTGCCATAGCTTGATCCACCAGCATTACCTTGACCAGCAGGGGAGGCTGCGCCACCAGCAGAAACAGAAGCTACGTTACCGCCGCCACCACCTCCGGAGCCGCCATCTCGTCCTGGATTCAACGCTGAACTTGGCGCAGTCTGGCCCGTACCACCACCACCACCGCCAGCAGAAGTAATAGATGAAAAAACTGAATCACTACCATTAACGCCTCTAGTTCCTATTGTTCCTCCAGAACCACCTGCGCCTATTGTTACTGTCAGCGGTGTACCAGAAGAAACTGAAAATCCTGTTGCCGTTCTAAATCCACCACCACCACCGCCGCCGCCACTAGCAACGCCACCACCACCACCGCCCGCTACAACAAGGTATTCGACGGCTGTTGGAGCAGCAAGAGCAGCAGTACCAGCTAAAAAGAAGTTCTTAGCGGCAAACATTACGGTGTGTACCCTTGAGCAATGCTACCGTACCAGTTAGTACCGTCAGCAATAAAGGTAAGAATATCCATCTTGCCAGCGGTTGCAGTAATAGTCGGCGCACCAGCAGTACCCCATTTCACAGAGGTAAATGTCGCTGTCCCGTTGCCTGTAGCTGCCGCTTGTTTGAGCAGCAAAACAAAAGACTTGCCAGCAGTTGCAGTCGGCATGGTAAACGTGCAGGCCGTAGAAGCGGTCAGGGTTGCGGTTTGGACTGTTCCATTTGTAAGCGCAAGAGTAGAGGAACTTGTTACCGTTCCAACAGCCACTACTGATTCAACATAGTTTGTAACGGTAGGATTATTAACTGTTGGACTAGTATCCAGCACCATCTTTCCTGTGCCGGTAACTGCGTTTGTAAGCGTTACGCCGCCGTAGGTCAAAGCGCCAGAAATGAGAAGATCGGTAAAGGCGTTAGGATCGAGCAGTTGGAACCTAGTGCCGTCATACTCAACAAGAGCGACTTGTCCTGTAACCATGCCGCCAGCCACCAAAGCTATTGCACCCGTTCGAGTTACTGCTTTAGCACCCAGGCCATCAATGTTAAGCGTGACAGCGCCGGTGTTGGTAGTGCCTACAACAAACGAGAATATCTGCCCCGCCGTGTAAGCCGTGAGGCTAGGTGATACGGTTCCTGTGATCGTGTCAGTCCCTGCAACCGTTATAAGCGTGCTGGTGCTGAAGTTCTGAAGCTGGCTTACCCTAGCCGCATCTGTTGCCGCCGTACCAACGCCCAAGTTTGTAATTTTGTACGTTCCAAGCGATATATTGGCGGTAGGCGTGGTCTGCCCGTCTTTGGTCAAGGCGGTAGAAAGCCCAGTCCCAAGGTCAGCCGTCAGCGCGTTAAACGCGGTTGAGCTAATGACTGTGCCGCTGACAACGGGTTGCCCCGCGCTGTTTATGTTGAATGTGCCGCTTCCGTTGTAGCTCAATTTACCACCTCCATGGATAAGGCATATACGTTATAGCTCATTGTTTTACCTTTCGTTTCTTGTTGGCTGTTGTTCTGCCAATACTCTAGCCAATTGAGCGTTTATCATTGCACTTTGTTCCGGTGTATTTTCTGGAATAGTAGCCAACATTTTAGCCATTTGTCCGGGTTCATAATTGGGTTGAGCCATTAAACGCTGATATGGTTTTGACAAAACAAGCGAACGAGTAGGCCCACTAAGAAGCGGTAATGCAGCCCCAATTGCTCCGGCTACAGGGCCACCAGCAAGCAATCCACCGCCGCCAAGTAACGTAGCAGCAAGAGCTTCGCTTTTACTTACGCCTGGAGAAGGAACTTGTGTTGCTTCCCTTGTATATGGAGAAAATGCTTCTGAAAATTTTGCTACAGTTGATAAATCACCCGTAAGAGGCGCACCCTTATCTAAAGCAGACCCTAAAACCCTAGCATCAACATTGCCATTTGCTACATTTAACGCATCTTCTACGTTATAAGATTTAGCAATCAACATTCTTGCTTCTTTAAGTTTATCAACCAATTCTGGTTTATTAGCTTTTGCAGCTTGGTTTTCTATAACTGTTTCCAACATATCAGCTTTATTTTTTAACTGATTAGCCGCCTCTAAAATTTTAGGATCACCTTGCATATTGTAATGTTTCATTGTCGTTCTTGCGTCAAACCTAGCTTGTTTTAGCTTTTCTAATGCTTGTTCCGCAATGGGCGACAAATTGGCTATATTTTGATAAGCGGTTCCTGCTTTAGCCCTAACATTGTTTAATTCTTTTATAGATATTGCTGTATTTTCTGGAATGCCTAAATCAGAACGAACCAATGCGTTTGTAGCTTCTTGATTTCTTATTTGAGATTCTTGCGTTGTGGCTGCTTTCCCGCCAATGCTTTCTAATCGTTTATTTATAAATGATGGATTTATGATTGAAGGAGGAACTACATACCCCGCTTTTTGTCCGGCATTTAATACTTCATCACGCAAAGCATTTCTTGATTGCTGGTCTTGTAAAGATTGGATATTTTGCCTGCTCATTGCACCTAATTTTGATGCAGCCATTGGCGTTGCTAATCCAGCAGCCATAGACCCTACATCACTTCCTGTTAGCTCTTTTACACCGCCAGCAGCGGAACCAGAAGCACCACCAATAGCTAATGCTTTTATAAGATTTGATACGGATGATTGCGGATTTATCGCAGCTCCTGTTGCTCCTTGCACCCCAATATCTAATATGCGCTGCCCTGTTGTTACAGGTTCAAATTGCGGTTTAATAAACCCCATTGCAGACATTGCTTTGCGAGCATAGTCAGGGTTTTCAGTTAGTTCTGGCGCTAAATCTGACCGACCTAAAGCAGTTGCCGCAGTTCCGTAAGCAGCCTTACTAAGATTTATTAAACTATTAGGTGTGTTTAACAAAAAATCAGGAACACCTGCTATACCTTTGTTTGCCGCGTTTATGCCAACTTGCAAATTAGATGGAATTGGTTTTACTTCTTCTTTTGGTAAAGATTTTCCACCATCAACATTTGAAATTGTTTGATTTGGAAATTCTTGCGTAGCACGTTTAATTATTTCATCAGCCGTTACGGTATCAGGTGCATTTTGATAAACATGATTTGTTCCATCTCCAAAAGTAATTGTAATATTTTTTGACATTACCAATTACTCCTTCCTGGAGTGACTGTAGTATTCAATTTAATAATTGGACTATATGGAAATTTAACACCTCTTTGAACAGCTCCTTGTACTTCATCATTATGCAATGATATTTTTTGCCTCATTGAATCTGCATACGCATCAAGAATTTTAGGCAAAGCGTTAGGATCGGTTCCAAGATTACCAAGCGATTCTTGCATAATAGCTTGTTGACTTTGGCTAGGCGAAGCATCCATTTTCTTTAAATTATCCATAATATTAAAGAAAATTCTAGTTCTCAAAGTTTCTGCGTCCGTTACTCCGGTTGTTGCTATATTTGTTCCCAATCTGTTGTTTAACAATTTAGCGGCGTTTAACAATGGTTCGCCTCCAGGCCCCATAAATTGTTTAGCATTAGGAATAAGTTTTTTAGCTTCTTCAATATTTGCAAGTAAAGTTGGAGCTTGTTTTAATTGATCATACGTTGCTCTTGTACTCTTCATAAAATCTTTTTGCGCTTCTTCACTTGCAGGAAGGTAAGCGGCAACATTAGTTATATTTTTGTTTGCTTCTGGATGCGAAACTAATTTTGCAATTTGAGCATTAAATATTGCTTTACCTTGTGGGCTATTTGGATCAATACCAGCACCTGAAATAGCAGAATTTAACGCCCTTGTTTGTTCTGGAAGCTCTGGTGGTTTTTCGTAGGGCTTATTTCCTTCTCCCATTGGTCTTATTATTTCACGACCAGAAGAATCTCTAATTACTTTCACAAATGAACCATCTTTTAATTGTTGTATTTCTGCATGACCAGTTCCGAATGTTGGTTTATTTATTTCAGAATAATCTTTTGCTAATTGTTCTGTATAAGATTTGCCAGTTGGATCAGAAGCTAACCATACATTCATCGGTTGACCACCTGCTGGCCCACCAAATAATGAAGTAGCACTAGCAGTAGTTAAAGGCGCATTAGAAGCAGTAGGGACATTAGGCTTAATAGGACTTGTTGCGGCAGGAGGCATTGCCGGCATTGATGCGGCAGGTTGATTTGCGGCAGGTGCAACGCCTAATCCACCGGCTGTTTTAAACGCGTTTATTTGTGCTTCGCGTTGTAGTTGTTGCATTCCCATTGGAGCAAGTGCCGGATGTTTAAAATATTCCATTGCGCCAGCTTGAGGATTGGGAGCAACAGCAGGCGTAGCAGCCACAACAGGCATTGGATAGCCTTCATCATCAACCCGCGTAACTGGTTGTTGTTCTGCAACAGCAGGTTTACCTGCCGTTAATTCCGCAGATCGTCCGAGCGTTGATATAAGGTCGGATTGATATTTATCACCCAACGCCTTTTCTTCCTCCAGCCCTTTCTTTTGCATCATCATGCCGGTGAAACCTTGCAGCATTTTAGCAAGCCCTGCCGTAGCGGGAATGCGAGCCTCTATGCCGTTATAACTGAACCGTTCGTTTGGCTGCATAGATTGCGCTTGGAGCATTTCAGCCATCTTCTGCTGCTGCTCAATGCGCCGCTGCTCCGTCTGGTACGGACTGGGGACGTTAAAAGCGACCGTGGTATTTGCCATGATTTATCCCGGAGAGTAACCGCTGTTTAAGTAATCCGCATTGCCAACGGGGGAGGTTTGACCTTCAAATACCGGCGCGGGTGCTTGCGAAAATGGGTCTTTCTTTTTCATCATTTTAACCATATCCATCAAACCCATGCCCATACCGGCAGGTGTCCCAGGCATCTTAAAAGTATCCTGCGGCATTTGCTCAGGATTTTGCAGCAGAGCAGCCAATGCCATGCGCTTTTCATCAGGGTTGAAGTTGTGGTATTGGTTCATGCGAAACCAAACAGTTTAGGATTGTAAGCAGCAGCCCCCAAACCAGCTCCGGCAAGACCATACAACCCCGCATTTTGTGCGTTTGCGTTAGCAGATTGAATGCCGTAATTTTGCATATTAGCTTGGCCTTGAGCCAAAGCACCTTGCATGATGGGAGATGGAGCTGCTGGGGATGGTTGATAACCTGCAAATTGCGGCATTTGAATCTGACTGCCAGACATCAACCCTGTTATTTCGTTTAACGGTTGACCGCGCAAAGCAAGGCGGCGTTGCAGTTCAGCTTGTTCTGCCGCATTTTGCACGCCCATTTGGTTAGTTGCCTGCCCGAAACCTTGTGCTTGAGAACCTATGTCAAGATTAAGACCTTGCAAAGCGGCTTGTGACATCAGGTCGTTCTTTTGCTGGTTCACGTCCAACATTGCATTTTTATACGCTTCGCCGCCAGGTACTAGACCTTGATTTGCAAGCCTAGTCCGCGTTTGTGCATCCATCCGTTCAATCTGCGGTTGCAGACGAGCCATGATAGCTTCTTGCCCCGTAGTGCCAGCATTAACCGGCATTTTTGCAACATTGGACAAATCCAATCTGGTTTGCAACGGCGCACCGCTTGAATCAAAAGGTGTACCTAAAACGCCACTTGCAGTAGCCGCGCCACGCTCTCCAAGACTTGCCAATGCCCCTTGAACCCGTTGCTGCGCCTCTAGTGTCGATTGCGCGGTAGGGGTTAGGGTTTGCGTTATAGTAGGTTGATCGCCTTCAAAAGAAACCATTTGCGAACCAAGCGGCCCTTTGATATTGGGATTGGCATTTCGCGCGTTTATGCGAGCAGTTGCTTCATTAGCTGCGCCTTGCGCTGCGGCCATTCCAGGATAATCTACCGCTGGTGGTGGCGCTGGACTATCTTTTCCCATTGCTATCTCCTAAGTCGTGCAGCATATCGTTCTCCGATATACCGGCAGTTTTTATGTGCCAGCGTCAAAAATACAATGTCACCATCCGGGCGACCGTCTTTAATTCGAGCTTCCTCTGCAAAGCCCATTTTCTTCACCAGTCGGAGGCTTTCTTCATTCTCGCTTCCCACCGGCACTATAATCTTTTCAACTTGACAAGTATTGAACGGGTAATCAAATATTGCCGCCAAATACTCAGGGGTTAAACGCCC